GTTGGCCGAATCGGAGCGGCAAACCTACTTCGCTGAGTTCGACGTCTCTGACTTCCTACAGCCGGACAAACTGACGAGAAATCAAGCCTACGCGATTGCCACGGGCAACCGCCCCTGGATGCTTCCTAGCGAAGTCAGGGCAGAGGACAGGCTAGACCCGATCCCCGGCATTGACGAGCCACCAGCCCCGCCACCAGCCCCGCCGCAAGTGCCGCACGGCCAGGGCGACGACAAGCAACAGGAGACCGATGGAAACACGAAGTAACCAGCAAGTGATACGCACGGACAAGCCACGGACGATAGCGGGCTATGCGGCGACATTCGGCCCCGCCGCCTTGATCCGCGACGTGCGTGGCAACGCCTTCAACGAAGTCATTCACCCGGACGCCTTCACGCGATCACTCGTCGAACAGCCGGATATCCGATTCCTTCGCGACCACAACCCCCAGAGCATTCTAGGACGCACGAAGTCGGGAACGCTGAGGGTGGGCGTGGATAATGTCGGTCTCTGGTACGAGTGCGAATTGCCGGACACGAGTGAAGCGAGAGACCTCGTGGAGAGCATTCGGCGTGGCGATGTTGATTCGTGTTCCTTCGGCTTCACCACGGTTGAAGACGAATGGACGCCGGGCGATATCCCCACCAGACAGTTACGAGACCTCACTTTGTACGAGTGTTCTATCGTTGCGTTCCCGGCATACGAGAACGGCACGACCGTAGATTTACGCAGTATGCAACTCGGAGTTGCAGCACCAATAGGCCGCACAAGATTGATGCGAGCCAAGATCAGATTGAGAAATGCATAGGCGTCCGCATAGATACGAGACGTACCCTATAGGAGACACATGGAAACGAACAACATTCAGGCGATGAAAGAACAGCGGGCGCAACTCATCAGTAACGCCAAAATCATCGTAGACGCCGCAGACGACGACAAGCGCGACTTGACGCCGGAAGAAGAACAACAGGTTGATTCTCTGCTAGGTCAGGCGGACGACGTGGCCGATCAGGCCGACGACGCGGAGCGCAAATTGCGAGTCAAGACCGCAGAGGAAAGCCTCCACCAGAGCAAACGCGCCGTGAAGGAATCCGGCCCGTATGTACGCTCCATTCGTTCCCCCCAGAACGACAAGCGTGAAATGGGCAACGTCCTAAAGGCGTGGATGACCTACGGCACGGACGCCCACCGCCACACCAGCCTTGATACCTTCCGTTCTGCGGATCGGATGGGTGTCAATGTCGCGGCACCACAATACACACTCAACCTCAACACTCGCGCTCAGGTAGAAGGTACTAACAGTGCGGGCGGTTACACCGTGCCGCAAGACTTCGGCGACAAGATCGTCGAGGCGTTGAAGTATTTTTGCCCGATCCGAGATTACGCCACGGTCATCAGTTCCGAGAACGGTCAGAGCCTACCGTTCCCGACGAATGACGACTCGGGTAATCTGGCCGCAATCACTGCGGAAAACTCGGCACTGTCCGCGACGGATACGGTATTCGCTCAGAAGACCCTAGGCGCGTACAATTACAAATCTATGGTGCAGTTGTCCCTTGAGCTTTTGCAGGACAGTAAGTTTGACCTGGAAAACTACATGGCTCGACAACTCGGCTTGAGAATCGGTCGCGCTCAGGAGGCGGACTTCATGGTCGGTAATGGATCTTCCAAGCCGAGCGGCATCGTCAATAACGCGACAGCCACGGTAACGAGTTGGAGCACGACCTATGCTAACCTCGTATCGCTCTATTACTCTGTTGATTTGGCCTACCGTAAGAACGGAAAGTTTTTTATGTCGGATACTCAGGCGGCGACGATACAAGGACTTTTGGACTCAAACAATCGACCGCTTCTAAACCTTGACCGATCTTTTGACGATTCGGGAGTACCGACGTTGTTCGGGAAAGAGGTTGTCATTTCTAACAGCATACCGACCACGGGTAGCGGCAAGAAAGTTATTGCCTTCGGCGATCCGACCGATTTTTATATTCGTGATGTGGCTTCCGTGCAATTGATTAGGAGCGCCGATCGGTACGTAGAGTACGGGCTCGTAGCTTTTATCGCGTGGCTGCGCTCTGACGCGAATTGGTTCGGCCCCAACCGTGCGTTGTCTGCCGGTACTCTGGCCTAATACAAAGAGTGTTGTTGAAGGAGGGGGAGGCAAGTCGTAAAGGCTTGCCTTTCTCTTTTCGTAGGCGGCGACACTATGTACAGGTATGTATGGATTGAAACAGACTACACCGCCGACAGATGAACCCGTGGCGGTTGCTGACCTCAAGGCGTTCCTTCGCCTCAACACCACCAGCGAAGACGCATTGCTGGCCGGATTTATCTCAAGTGCGCGAGACCTATTCGAGCAGCAAACCGACCGGCAATTGATGCCTGCAACCTGGACGCTATACCTGGACGCCTTCCCCAGAGTGATACGCTGTCCGAAAGCCCCACTGAACGCAGTCTCAAGCGTTCAATATTACGACTCGTCAGACACCCTCACCACATGGTCGACCGCGAACTATAGCGTTGATACGGCACGCGAGCCGGGTAGAATCGTCCCTTCCGTCTGGTATCCAGATTGGAGAGTGTTCCCGTCTTTCCCGGCTCTGTCCTACCGTATCAGTCCGAAAATCATAGTGCAATTCACCGCCGGTTACGCGGATGCTAATTCCGTCCCGCCCATGATAAAGCAAGCAATCATGCTGATGGCGAGTCATTGGTTCAACCAGCGAAGCGAGACCACGACAGACAAACTGGACACGCTCCCGATTGGCTGGAAAAATGTTGTCGCCATGTACAAGTTGAATTGGGTTAGCAACATGAACCGACCGCTATACACCCCTTACGACCTGGACTTTGAATGAACTACAACCGCGAGTTTATATGGTTGCAACGCAGCGTGAGCAAGAGCGGCACGACCGGCCAAGATCAAGAGACCTTCACGGGCAACGGTACGCTCTGGGGTTCTTCCAAGCCGATAAGTGCCAGCAAGAAATTAGCCTATGGCGTTCTCAACTCGGAAGTAGATTACGAAATACACTTGAGGCAGTTCCCGAGCGTTGATGCGAAAGACAGGTTGCATGACACCTACTTCGACAAATTGTTGGTAGTGGTCGGAGTGATGCCGAACCACGACACGAACGAAACCGTGATATACGCCCACACCTTGCCGAGCCTGGAGACCTGAAATGAAGATTATTTTGCAACTGAAAAAGTTGGAACGCTTGGCGAATCGCCTGGAAAAGAACGCCTACAAAAAGGCGATCCGGGCGGGAACTGCCTTGATCCGTTCAGACCTCAAGGCGTCCGCCCCGATGCGATCCGGCGCACTCAGGCAGAGCATTAGCACGAAGGTAGATTCCGCCAGGGGCAGCACGGTAGCGTATGGAGTGGTCGGCCCGCGAAGCAAGTTCGTCAAGGCGTACAACGGCCAGAACGTCCAGCCCGGAAGGTACTCGGCACCACTTGAGATCGGCCCGCACAAGAGGCCGTTCCTCCAACCGGCGTGGCAGGCGAACAAGGACAAATACCTAGAGGCAGTCCGCCAAGTTCTCAAGGCGGAGATCTACCTGGAATTGAGGTAACATGGATTCGACGATCTATACCAAACTCATAACGACGACGGCGATAACCGACCTAGTGGGCGAGCATATCTTTCCCGTCATAGCAACGCCTGATTACTCCATCCAAACCGCCCCCGCAATCCTGTACTCAAGGCAGGCGACACAAGACGTGGTTGCAATGTCCGGCCCGGTCGGGTTGAAAAAATACACCTACCAAATTGACACGTGGGCGATCAACGAGGACGACTGCCGTTCCGTCGCCGATGCGGTGTATGGCACTTTCTCAACCTGGAAAGACAACGACGTGCAAGGTTGCTTCCTCACCAACTCGCAAGAACTGCAAGAGCAAGTCGGTTATCACACCCAACAGACATTTGACGTTTGGGGGTAAATCCTAACGCACAACGACTACATACCTCTATAAGTCTAAACTTTATAGAGGTATGTGCATGAGTGCATCAATAGGACTAGGTTCTAGTTTGTCAGTGAATGACGGGTCAATGTCGGCGCAACAGAATTTCGCGATGCTGAAAGAGTTCAACTCGCCGAAGGCGGATCAGCAATGGGCCGACGCATCGTTTATGAATCAGGGCGATTCGTACAAGCGTTACGTTCCGGCCTTGATTGAGCCGGGCGACTGCACATTTACCCTCCTGTATGTCAAGGAAGATTTGGCCCGATGCTATGCCCTTCAAGGCGTGAGCAAGGCATACCTTCTGACATTCCCCGACGCCTCAACTTTCGCGTTCAACGGGAAACTACAGAACGCGGAAGTCGACGGAACGATTGATGCCGTTATGGATATCAAATGTAGCCTCAGAGTCGAGGGCGCAGTTGTCTTTACACCGGGGAGCTAACCTATGAATCTCAGAGACCAAATACTATCGGCGAACGATTGCGTGTTGAAGCCGTTCCCCGTGCCGGAATGGAACGTAGATGTTTGCCTCAAGACCTGGACTTGTGCCGAGCGTGCGGCGGTTCAGGCAATCCACAAGTCGGAGGGGGCGGACTGGATCGCGCAAGTCGTCGCCCTGACATTGTGCGATCCAGTGGGCAACAAAATATTCAGCCACGACGACGTGAAGGCGTTGGCGGACAAGAATGGTGCAGTCCTAGAGCGGATCGCACTAGAGGCGTTGTCCCATAACGGCATCGGCACGAACGCGGTTGACGACGCAAAAAACGCATAAGGGACGACCCGGAATTGAGGTTGTCCCTCAGACTCGCAAGCCACATGCGTTGCACACTACAAGAGTTTCGGCAGAGGATGACCAGCCCGGAATACACGCTATGGCTAGCGTATTACGCGCTGGAAGGCTGGCCGGAGCAACGCGACGACTACCGGCACGCTCTGAACGCCTGGACGACGGCTAGCGTATGGGGCGGCAAGGCCAAACTGGAACAGTTCATTCCGAAGTTCGAGGCCGAAAAGAAGGTGTGGCACTGGGAAAGTACGCAAGCGTATTTCATGGCGTTAGCAAGGGGGAAGAATGGCTAGTACGAGTATAGCGAAGGCGAGTCTCCTCCTAGATGTTGATGGGGCGGCACTCAACACCGGGTTGAATCAGGCCGGTACGAAGATTGAGAGTTGGACGAAACAAGTCCAGGCGAAGAAGTCATCCGGCGGCAACATCTTCGCCAAGGTGGGCGACAGTTTCGCGAGTGTGGCTCAGGGAGGCGTACAGTCCGCGTTCTCCACTCTCGGGAGAATCGCCAGTGCGGCAACGCCTGCAACCATCTTCGCGGGGGCTATCGCGGGGGCAACCGCACTGGCCTACGTCGTTCAACAGGTCGGTACGCAGATGAGGGCGGCACGAGAGGCGGCGAAGGCACTCGGCACCGACGTGGAAGGCTTCACCAGCATTCAATTTGCGGCGAAGGTTGCGGGAGTGTCCGCCGATGCCCTCAAGGGCGGACTACTCAAGTTGCAATCCGTCGTTCATGCGAGCGGCGGCGAATCGGCCCGCGTGTTCGACCAACTCGGGTTGTCAGCCGAAGCACTCAAGAAACTTCCGATAGATCAAGCCATCGGCCAGATTGCCGAGAAGTTGAAGGCTATACAAGATCCGGCCAAACAATCACGACTCGGCATTGAGTTGTTCGGCGATAAGTACGCGGAACTTCAACAGTTGCTCAACAAGGGCGACAAGGGAATCAAGGCGTTCTCTGATGCGGCACTTGCGGCGGGTATCAGTTTCAACGCGATTGACTCAGCCAAGGTGATTGAAGCACAAGAGGGGCTGTCCAGGTTGTCGGGAATGTGGGACGGACTCAAGAACAGCCTCGCGAAGAACACCCCGAAGGTACTGGACTTCGGAATCAAGAGTCTTGTCTATGGTTTCGCAGCGATTGCCGATGTACTCGCCTTCATCGGCATTGAGATTACACGTGTATTCGTCAAGCCTATCCAGTTGGCTATTCAGAGTGCGGCCAAACTGGCGAAGGTTCTAGGCGACACGAGCCTAGCCAACCAACTCACGGGCGCGAGTGATAAGATTGACGTGTTCTTCGCCGACCTCAGCCTTGAATACACCGACAACATCGGCAAGGCGAAGAAATACTTTGACACCTTCGACGACCTGGCGAAGAAGTCGGGCGATAAGGCGAAGCAACTCAACCCGATTTCCGCACTCACCGCCGAAATCCTCAAGGGCATTGCCGATCTTGAATCGGGATTGAGAGACAGTTTCGCAAGGATCGGCAAGACCAGTGCGGAAGTAAAGATTTTGGACCTGCAAAAGCAAGGCGCGACACCTGACGTCTTGCAAAATGCCCGTGTCCTTGCCGAACTGGCGAAGAACTCCGAGATAGCATTCGGCAATATCAAGATGCCCCCTCTTGAGACCTACGCACGCTCCATTCAAGGACTGCAAACGCTATTCAAGTCGGGAAGGCTCACCTTCGACCAGTACCGGGAAGGCGTCCTAGAGGCGTCCAGGGCTTTGCAGAGTGCCACGGGCGACGGCGGCACGACGAAGACCGTTTCAGGGCAACTGAGAGGCAGTCAGGACAGCGTCACCAGCATTATCAAGGCACAACTTCAAGGCGAGAGGCAAGACCCGCAAGCCGAATTGAAGCGGGCATTCGCCGAAGCGCAAGAAATCAGGAAACAGCAACTCGCGAGCGCGAACAAACTCATCGAGGTTGTCACGGACAGCAAAGGACAACTCGGATTCGACATCCTATAAGGCAAATATGGCAATCACAGGACTGGTAGAAGCATTAGACAGCAGAACGGGTAAGGATTCGTTGGCAACCATCCTAAACGGGAGTGTTCCGAGGTATGATCGCGAGTACAGCCTAAAGTTTATCGGCTACACCAACGACGACGGCGACGACAGTACGCTATTTCGCGGTGTCACGGTCGGAAGTATCACCTTGCCTAATCTCGGAGACGCCTACCCGACGGATTCGCAGGCGTATTGCTATCAGGGCAACTTTAGCAAGACTTCCAGCGTGAAAGGGGGCGGACACCAGTGGAGCATAGGTTACGAGTACAAGAGCTATTTTGACTTCGACCCGACCGCGCTGAATCCAGACCCGCTAATGAGGCCGACGATTTACAATATCACCTGGACCAACGGGGAAAGAGCCGTGCGGTTTGATTTGGACGGCTTGGCAATCGTCAATAGTGCCGGTACGCCATTCGTACCGCCCCTCTCCATCACCTACGGCATCGCAGTGATTGAGGCAACATGGAACGCGGCGACACTAACTTTTATGGATTTGCAGGACAACCAAGACACGTTCAATAACGACATTTGGCACGGCCAGCCGGTAGCCTCTTGCTTGCTCAAGGGACTCGCCTATTCTCAGAAGTTCGAGAACGGCACATTTTTCTATGAAAAAAAGGCGACGATCCATGTAAGGAATCTTGACATTGAACCGCTAGGCTGGCAATACACGGTTATGCTGGATCAAGGGTTTTACGAAAAGGACGGATCGGGCAACAGGAAGTTGATTCGCGATGCCTACGGCGCACCGTTGCCAGAACCGACGATGTTGAATGCAGGCGTGAAAAAATTGGACACCGACCCGCCGCAGTACGTGCAATTCCGCACGAGAGACGGCGTCGCTTTTGGAACGCTCATACCGTAATGCCCAAACCATCATTAGTCTCTGCCGACAGTGCCGCAAAACTCCGAAACCTGATGCAAGGCGGGAACGTAGATTTCGACGACCCGCAAGCCGATAGCGTCCCTCTGCAAGTCTATGGTCAGGCCGTTGTTCTCGTGAAGGCCGTTGCGGACACGACGAAGACTATCACGGCTGGTTCGTTGAAAATCTGGACAGGCAACATCGTCAGTTTCAACAAGAATGCGGCCACGCAAGTGCTATCGACGAACACGGTCTATATGGTCGATCAGGGCAACAACTTCGTTGCGGACCATCACTATTTTTGCCAGTCCGCAGGCGACATAGGTACGGGCATCACGGGCATTACGTCCGGCTTGCCAATGTACATGACGGATACCCGGATCGTACCTGTCGCGACTTGTTCCGTGCCCGCCGGTACTATCACGAACGCCGCACAGACGTTGTGCGGAAGGAAACAATTCAACGACGGGATCACTTGTTTTAATGCAAATTACTTTCTGGTTTCGGGGAATGGACTTCCCTACATCTGCGGGTTTATGCCGTTCGCTTACACTGGCAGTCAAGGCCCGTGTCTGAGGTTGTACGCCAATCAATCGACGCCGGGTTATACCTCGCTCGCCCTGGACGTCGATCCTAACAGTGGGGCGGCAGTGCTTGGCAGTCCAGACGGGACAATCGCGCCTTGTTTCGCGATCAACATCGGCAATGACCCCACTACGAATATCAAGTACGGGGCGACGACGACTCTGATCGACGGGACGGTTATTGTCGGCGGCATCGTCGTAACCGGGGGGAGTGGCGGGATTACTGGCGGACTCGCGCCAGGAACATACTAGGGGGCATCTTGGCGACTTTCGTAAAGACTATCACTATCGCACCGGCGGGAATCGTTTCTGCGATCAACAAATCAACCATAGACCTGATCAACGATGCGAGCGCACTTTCGGCGACGAGCAAACTTGTCGGCAGCAATGCCAGTTCGTCCGCAGTTGCGGAAATCACACTCGGGACCGGCCTATCAATGTCGGGTTCTACCCTCAGCGCATCGGGGGGCGGGACAGTCACCAGCGTATCCGTCACCACCGCAAACGGCGTGTCCGGTACGGTAGCCACTTCGACCACAACGCCAGCCATCAGCCTCACCCTAGGCGCGATCACGCCTACATCGGTCAATAGCGTCGTGCTGTCGGGTTCTTCTACGCCTACCCTAGCGGTGAGCGGCACAACGAGCGTTTCGGGCAGCAACACGGGAGACCAGAGCCTAGCGGCATACGCCCCTCTCGCCTCTCCTGCGCTCACGGGTCATCCTACCGGCGTCACCGAAACGGCGGGAAACAACTCCACCAGATTAGCCACGACTGCATACGTCGATGGGGCGGTAACTGGTGGGGTAACTGGCTTGCTCGTGGCCGCAAACAATCTTTCCGATGTGTCCTCTGCCTCAACATCGCGAACCAATCTAGGTCTAGGCACACTGGCGACACAGAGCGGCACTTTCTCCGGCACTTCATCAGGAACGAATACCGGAGACCAGTCCTTGACCGGCCTTATGGTGAAGGCGAACAACCTATCCGATGTGTCCTCTGCATCTACCTCTAGGACGAATCTCGGGTTGGGATCATTGGCGACACAGAGCGGCACGTTCTCCGGCACTTCATCAGGCACGAATACGGGAGATCAAACGATAACGCTCACGGGCGATGTGACGGGTAGCGGGAGTGCCTCTTTCGCCACGACCGTTGCCAAGATTCAAGGCGTTGCGGCCAGTTCCGCAACCCCCCTAACGGGTCAGGCTCACGTCTATTCGGGTAGCACCTGGACGCCAGGAGCGGCGATAGACGGCGGTACATGGGCGACCACGGCCATTGCCCCCACCTTCCGAGGCACGGCCACGACGGGAGCGGGCAACACTTCGGCCACGGCCACACTACCCACCGGGACAGTCGCAGGCGATACGCTCTTTGCGGTAGTCGGTATGCTTGGCAACGGCGGCTTTGGCGGCGTTCAACCGATCACCTCTAATACCCCTAGCGGATGGACAAGTGGCGGCGTTGACTTCCACTACACCCCGAACGGCACATACGAATTGCGTCTCAATGTGTTCTCGAAGACGGCGACCTCTGGCGACATCTCGGCGGGGAATGTTACAGTCACTAGCAACAACACTACCTCTTGCTTGCTCTCCCTCAATTCGTTCCAGGGTAACACCTATTCCGTCGAGACCGTCGGATCGGCTACTAACGGCAGTGGTACGACGGCGACGGCGGCGAGCATTACGACGGCAGGCGTCAATCGTATGGTGTTTGCCGTTTCGCTCACCCAAAGCAGTTCGGCCAGTGGCGTATTCACGGGCTTCACACGGGTAGCCACTACATCAGGGGGAATCACCGGCACACGCCTAGAGGTTGATTCTAACCTATTCGCATCGGCGGGGGCGACCGGATCGACCACGGGGACTGTTGGCACGAGTGCATATTGTTTCGGCGGACAATTCGCCATCACGACCAGTGCCACGACTCCCGCCAACACTCCCGCGAATCAACCATTGCAATTTCGCAGAGGCGTAACATTAGGATTGCCAACCTCTAGCATCGCCAGCGGAGAACCGCTATGGGACAGCACCGCATACAGGTTGTATGTCTCCGACGGATCGGCAACGCACTACATCGGCGGCTCTCTCGCGTCGTCCGATCTTCCTTCGTCCTTGGCCCTGGCTGGCAGTCCTACGACGACGACGCAATCCGCAAACGACAACAGCACCAAGATTGCCACGACCGCATACGTCGATACCGGCCTCGCTTTGAAATCAAACATCGCATCGCCAACATTCACGGGAACGCCAGCCGCCCCTACAGCGACCGGCGGGACGAATACCACGCAGGTAGCAACCACCGCGTTCGTGACCTCAGCAACCTCCGCTCTCGCACCGTTGGCAAGTCCAGCATTGACCGGCAATCCGACCGCACCGACTCAGACGGCGGGTAACAACAGCACTCGGGTTGCGACGACAGCCTACGTCGATACCGGACTCGCCCTCAAGGCTAATCTTGCCAGTCCGGCCTTGACGGGAAGCCCCACCGCACCGACACAATTGGCAAACGACAACAGCACGAAGATTGCGACGACAGCCTACGTCGATGGACAAGTTGTATTGTTCCCACCAATCCCGATTTTCGGGCTGAACTTTTCGTACCTTACGGGAACGACATACGCTGTCTCCACTGGCGGCGTTTCCGACTCCACTTGGGCGACTTACTTACAACTTTATCCGGGCACGACCATTGACTCTTCCGTATCGGGGCTTGGCGGGCTGGACATTCATACGATGGTGGGGACTTGTGCGACCGGAGCGGGAACGACCGTTACAGGAACTTCAACCGCGTTCTTGGCAGACTTCGGGACTAGATTGATGGATGGTACTATCTCCAGTTCGACTACAACGGTCACAGGCACGAATACGCTTTTCCTCACAGAAATTGCCGTTAATGATATGATCGGCAATGCCAGCAAAGGTTTCTATAAGGTTACGGCAATCGCCAGCAACACGTCATTGACTCTGGTATCCGCCCCCGGAAGTGCCTTTAGCACCGATACGCCGAACTGTATAGAGCAACCGACATTCAAGGCGGGAACTAACGAGTTGGGGCGAGTGAATACGATCACGAGCAACACCACACTCACAACGGTAATCAGCGGGGGCGGGGTTGTGACCGGCCTGACACCATACTGCGGGATGCTGTCTCACGACACGACCGCCAATTCTTTTAATCATGTGTTCATCGTCGGAGATGGTGTTACGGTAGGAGTCGTGCAATCGACACAAAGGACGACACCTTTCATCAGCGACACCTACCAATATTTCAGGCGGGTCGGCGCGATAGTGTGGGACACGGGCGGCACGCAAAACATCGTCAATTTCATGCAGATCGGCAACGACTACCGGACGACACATCTGATGATAAATGAAACCCGCTTTCTCAGTGCAGGGGCTTCGACGAGTTTTGCAAAGGTCAACATGCGTGGATTCGTCCCACCGACAAGTAACTATGTGCAACTCAAGGTTCAGAACCTTAACACGGCGGCGGCGTCTACGGCATACCTCCGCACGCCTAATCTTCCCGGCACGATCCCGACAACCGGGCCATACGCATTCACCACTTCAGCCGCGAGTTCTTATGGCGATCAGAGGGCATGGGTCTTCACTGACTGGTCGCAGCAGATCGAATACGCCGTTGCCTCATCCGGCACAATGTTTCTGTCGTGCCAGGGATTCGTTGAGATCATTTGACGACGGCGACACCACCGGCTTGCCCGTTCTGCGTCCGTCGTCATCTGACGCGGGCCGACGACGGAGAATGGGTAGGCCGCAACCCGAATGAGACTGCTTTCTAGAAAGGCGAGCAAGTTCGCCTTGCTAGAAAGGATACTCACGATAAGATAGATGGTGCATCGTATCCGACCGACACCATCAACGAGGTAACTTCCGTGAGGGCAATAAGTTACATTCGCTACAGTTCCAAGGAACAGGCGAAGGGCAGGTCAGAGGCACGGCAGAAAGAGGCATCGGCCCGCTACTGTGAGCGGCGGGGCTGGACGCTAGACGACACGCTGAGGATGGATCGGGGGGTATCAGGATGGAAGGGCAAGAACGCCAAGCAAGGCGAACTCGCGTCCATTCTCCACGACATCACGACCGGCAAGATTCCCCGTGGCTCTGCCCTCATCGTGGAGAGCCTAGACCGCATCTCACGCCAGGGCATCGACGAGGGGTATGACCTACTCAAGACGATCCTTCGGGCAGGCGTCCGCATAGTCACGCTGAACCCAGAGCGAGAGTACGACGAAACCGCAATAAAGGGACTCATGCTGGGGGCTCTTGAACTCCAGATTATCCTTGAGAGGGCGCAGGAAGAAAGCAATATCAAGAGCGTTCGCGTCAGAGACTCATGGGCGGCACGCAGGACGCGACGACAACCGATGACGAGCGTATGCCCGTTCTGGCTGACGCTGAAGGACAAGCGATATGTACTCGTTCCCGAGAAAGTCGCACTGGTGCGGCGCATCTTCACAATGCTAGTGGCTGGCGACTCAATCAATCACATCAGCAAGACCTTGAACGAGGAGAAAGTCCCGTGTCCCGGCAAGGGGAAGCAATGGACATCGTCCTATATCTCCGCCCAACTGCTAGGCAAGAAACTGGTACTAGGTGAGTACCAACCGCGTCTACGGCGAGAGGGCAAACAGGTAGCCACGGGCGAACCCATCATCGGCTACTATCCTCCTGCGATTGACGCAGAACTGTACTATCGTGCCATCGGTCTCAATGCCGCTCGCCCGAAGATTCCCCAGAAGCAAGGGACGAACTGCGCAAACCTCTTCACTGGCCTAATCATCGATGCCAACGACAAGGGCAACATGATTTGCCGCCGACACAAGGGGCGGAAAATGTTGCAAAGCCACGTCGCCCTCGTCAATAAAGGCGCGGTCATCTCATGCGACTACCTGTTGTTTGAAAACGCCTTCACGCATTTCATCGGCGGGCTTGAACTGGACGACGACACCGCGACGAACGCCATCAACGCTCAAATTCAAGAGACGCAAGGTATCATCGCGGACAAGGACACCCGGATTGCGAAGGCGACGAAGTTGCTCGCGTCCAATGGCGACTTTGAAGAGATGGCAACCGTCCTTCAAGAGCTCAAGACGCAGAGGAACGCACTGAAAGACCGACTAGCGGACCTGACCCGACAAGCCCAATCGGCCAGTACCGACCACGCCGAAGCGAAGGACATCATAGATCAGATGGAAGACGCGAAGGCCGAAGGCAAAGAGGGCGAAATGCGGGCGCGGCTCAAGACGAAAATCCGCGCACTGGTAAAGGGCATCAGTCTAGAGATCGAGCCACGGACGCGATATGAGCGGTTCGTCCGGGCGACTATCACCCTTCGGACGGGCGAGACTCGCGTCATCACCCTGGAATACCACTCTCGCGAGAAGTGGGGTTGCAAGTTCGGCGTGGAGTAAGCCTAGGATCGCACACGTTGCCCCTAGGACGCGACGGAACAGAGGAAGGCAGGGATTGACCCGCCTTCCTCTTGTCGTTCGTCTAGCATGAAGTGTGGCAATCATCACTAGGATGATAAACTTTATCAAGTTTCGTTGCCGTAGGTCTTCCAGTGCTTCGGGTAGTCGGGGCCGGGTCGGCAGAACAGTTCAAGCCGATCTTGGCCTTTCTTCGGGGGCGGGTACATCGCGTCAATCATCTCACGGACTTCTCTAGGCTTTTGCGAATGAACCCTTTTCGGAAGTCGGTAGTCGATCACGCTCGGGAACACTTTTTTCGGCGTGAGCATCTTCCCGCGTGGGCATACGAATAGGTATTCGTGTTCCAGGTTGACGAAGTTCCCGCCGGTTGCCCTGGCGTGTGTCTGCTTTCGCCAGATGAAGCAAGTGCTAAACTTGAACCCCCACGCCTCGACGACCTGGAACGAGCGTTGGAGATACATATTCGTCACCCACAAGAACAAGACCGCGTCATCGGCGGCGTGTCGAAGGACGGGCATATCGCAGATGGGTTGTAGCTGCATCATCTTGTAATGATCGCCCGGATTCCCCCCGTAATGGTCGGAAGAGGCATAGTACCAAGGCGGGTCGGCATAGATGACGCGATACTTACCATCGGGCAACGGGTGGGGCTTGTTCGTCTTCGCCCCCTCAAGAATGGCCGCACGAGTGGTAAGTTCGCCCTTCGCGATCCGTGGCAACAGTTGCGGGTATAGCTTCTGTATCGTGATGACGTTCTCTATGGTTCTGGCACCGCACCCCAATTGATCCGCGATTGCCTGCGCGGTAGTCTTGCCGACCGTCGATTTCTTCCCGTCGTTCATTCGCTCTTGAGAAGCACGCCTCAAGGCGTCCAGGTGTTTGCCGACATCCGGGTATTGTTCGGCGGCGAGCAAGAACCACGCGGCCCGACTTTCTTTCGTCGCCTGGACCTGGAACTTGTACCGCGTTGTACTCGTCAGGTACGGCGTGAGGATGCCGTTGATTGACCCGCGAAAGTGCTTGTACAAGATGGGGCGATCCAGCATGTGGAGTGCGTCCATTACCGCTATGTGATCGGGCGAGAGGACGCGTCCTTGGTAGAGCAGCACGGGTTCTATCTGGCCGTTCTCTTGCAGGTGGAGAACGAGGGCGTGGGATTGTTCCGCTGACATCTGCGGTTGCAGCAACGCCACGGGATGCACGGGTTGCTTGTCGTGAGAGAGAAATTCGGCCTTCATCTTTCGCACGGTTCTACTCCGAGATTACCCCTACCGCAACAGTGCGGTAGGGGGGAATTGTACGTGTTCAGAGGAAAGAGGCAATCTCACGATGGGGCGGCATCGTGAGAATTGGTTGTTACTTCTTCGTTGCGGCCAGCAAGGCGGACCACTCGTCGGGAACGCGGTAATGCTGACGCAGTGCGCTACTCACGAGGAAATCCCGCATCGCGGTTTTCAGTTCTGTAGCACTGACGAAGACCGGGTGTTCCGCGATTTCGTCGAGCGTATCAATTTGGTCCGCGTCCTTGACGAAAAACGTCCTGACTTCGTCGGCGAACTGCTCCGCTTGATCCAGCAGTTGCCACACTTGATCGGGAATCTCACTCATTGCAAATCTCCATAGGTTGTGCGGCAAGCGAACTGCTCACCGCATTGCCCTAATCTACCAGAACGCAAGGGTTGGTTCCAGTCTTTAAATTATATAAAACCTGCAACGCAAGAGGACGCGGTCTCGGGATTACTCACTAAAAAGAACAACCCCGCATGAGTGTGAGTCATGCGGGGCCGAATCATCGAGGAGATTTGCACGCGACGAGCGGGTCAAACCCAATGTATCTATGCCTCAAGATCAGTTCTTGCAAAACAATTCATCACTGCGCGTACCACAGGCATTCTTCCCTCATAACACACGTGTGCGTCAATTTAGAGGAAGTGGGGAAGAACAGATACCAGAATAGTTCTACCGATAAGAAGTGAAGAGCATATGACGTGCGTGTCATGAGGTGTAAGGCTTCAGCCTGGAAGATCGCTTACTGTTTGGTTCATATGCTCTTGCTTGTGCGTCGCTCGTGAGGCGTTTCCCTGTGAGAGTTTGGTTGCTCTCGCGCACTTGCCAAGCCGGTATATGGGCTTGTTCGGTGTAGACCCTTGCGTGAAAAACTGCGTGATAAAAAGCATTCTCGGCATTACGCATATAGCATCCAGAGAAATTGGTATAGCAGTTGTTTTTGGTCTACGTCACTATGCTGGTACAGTAATATAGTACCGTGCTGCGTATTCCTACTCAACACCAAAAAGAAATGCGTCAAGCGGGCGTGCGAAGCACGCCCGCTTCATGCGAAGCATGATAATTAGTATTTACTTGATAAAGTATTTTCGGTAAAATCTTGACTAACGCACTATCTTAGGACATGCGGCATTCGCGTGCCTCTGAAAGTATAAACCTCATAGGTGAAGCCTCTCGGTACGCGAATACCGGGAGGTTTTATCATTTATATGAAAGTTTATATGAGTAAGGAATTGATTAGATTGAGTATCACGAACCAGCAAGGCGTCTATTTCGACGCGAACGATGACGGGATGTTTTCACTTACTAAAATATGGCAACATCTCGGGAACGGCGACAGCAACAAGAAAGCGCACAAATGGCTACGGACGAAAGAGACTAAAGCATTCATCGGCGCGCTTGGAGTGGCTTTAAAGCCACTCCAGGTATCACGGGGACACGGAACATGGGCGGCGCAGCAAGTCGCCCTGGCGTACATGACGTGGATTTCACCAGAGGCGCAAATCGCGGTCAATCAGATAGTGATTGAGCGAATGGAGGAGAATGCGAATCCAGAGCTCGCGATACAGAGGGCGCGGGAAAGGGCGGCACTTGCGTACAAGCGAGAGGGGAAGTCGGACGCATGGATTGCGGAACGGCTGAGAGGCGTTGATATTCGGAATCTATTTACCGAAGAACTAGGCAGTCGAGGCGTCCGCGATTGGGGGTATGGTGCCTGCACCAACGCGATATATGAGCCGCTATTAGGCGGCAAAACCGACGAACTCAAGGCTCGACGCGAACTGACAAGATCGGACAGCCTACGCGACAACCTGACCCGACGCGAATGCTCGTTCGTCCGTTTCGCCGAAGAACTGGCGACAATGAAGATGGAACAGGACGACGCACGGGGCAACAACAAATGTCGGAAGACGTGCGAGAAGGCCGGACGCCTGACGAAAGAGGCGATCACTAACATGATGACATCGTGACCAGTATAAACGTTAATGTTTAGCATTGACGGATACTAAATAAACATTAGACCTACGCCATAGTGTCTAGAGGCCAGCCAAGGACGGTTGGCTTTTTTCATGCGCTATAGCCCAATCAAGCGTTGATGGGACAAAATCGACTCGAAGTCGAATTTGACCGACGCCTTAGAAATGCTGCGAATTCTTCGACGACTAGCACTATATAATATTGCCGTAATCATTCTCTACGGTACTTGTTGAAGGACAGGAAAGGACGCCTGTCTTTTTTCATGCGCGGACACTAAATACCTAAAATCAATGCCCTTATAGGAATTAGTGTTATGTCTCACCAACTCTCGTCAGAATGCGTTTTCAACATCGTCAATACGGGCGCGACAGCCGCGCAAACAGCCGTTACCTCAAGTGCCGTAGATATGGCAGGCTTCGACGCGATATCGTTTGTCGCCACTCTGGCCGCAGTGACCGATACGAGCGTATTGACTCTCACGGTCTACGAAAATGCCACCAACAGTAATAGCGGCGGCACGGCCATTAGCGGTGCGGCGACGACTCCATTCACCGCATCCACTAGCAGCAATACCGCACTGATCGTAGACGTGATCCGCCCCAGCAAGCGTTACACCTATTGCACGCTCACGCGCACGACAGCCAACGCAGTTGTTAGCAACATCGTCAGTATCCAGTACAGGTCGAAGTCTCTGCCAGTCAGCCAGGGTTCGGCAATCATCGCGTCGGCACTGAGCACGCCGGAAGCCTAATCGTCCAACTTCCATCCTATGACCTCACCAGTCTTAGGGCATACGCACGAGTGGTCATAGTGGTCATAGTGTGGGTGTTCAAGTTCGTACAGTTCGACCCACTCGTGTATTCCGTCGCAATAGCAACAGTCAGTGATAGTAGCGTGTAGGTTGTGGTCCGGCCCGTATAATCGTATTTGCATAATAATTATTATATTGCTCGCACTATATAATAATATGAAGAAGAAAGTAGTTAGTAGATGTTGCTGGATTGAGTCAGATACGTTCAAGGGATTGTGTGATGCGGCGAAGTCTGAGAGCGTGCGAACCGGGTACAAGATCAAGCATACCGATATCGTCCGCGTGGCACTGAGTGAGTGGCTGGACAGATACGAAGTTGCGGCCTACCGCAGCAATGCGGTAGGGGGGCGTGAGTGAAAAAAACATTGCAACAAAACATCAAAGAACGCAGCGACCCCCATGCTTTTAGAATGTTGCGCCGCTCAAGTAACTAGATAAAATGATGATACGAATACCAAATCACCTGACGGGCGAGAGCGAAAAGTTCTGGCATCGGCACGCGAAACGGCTTTACGAAGTCGGCTTGCTCACGGAGGCCGACGTGGAATCGTTCTGTCTGCTCTGCGATATCTGGGCACTCATCAGAGGTTGTCAGCCCGCATTAGACAGCAAGGAAGCGATCCGCTATGTCGGGCTGGCGAAGCAATACATCACGCTAGCGAAACAATTTTGCTTGCTCCCCAAGGACAGGAAAGTTAGCAAGATGCAAGTCGAGCAAGAAATACAAGACGAGTACGGTCTCTGATGCCGGACAACATCCCGAAAGTGCCAAGCCCCACCAGTGCGAACAAGAGGCCGAAGGCGTCCAGGCAGGCACGCGGTTACGACGGCGCACACTTCCGGTTGCGTCAAATCGTCCTTGCAGAGCAACCGATTTGCGCGTCATGTAAGGCCAATTGGTCGAACCACATGCATCACTTGAACCACGACAACCAAGACCGTAGGCGTGAGAACGTAGTAGGTCTATGCGCGGCTTGCCACATGAGATATCACGCGGATCACAGAAAGAACAATTGACGAATCAAGAACAGGCAGAGGCCGAAGGATGCTATTACGATCAGGCAGAGGCCGATAAGGCAGTCAAGTTCATGGAACGCTATGCCCTAGTGTCCAGCACGGGCAAGCGTATGAAACTGCTACCGTGGCAACGCGACCTCGTCGAACAACTTTACGGCAACCGCAACAAGTCGGGAAGTCGCCAGTACAAGAGGGCGATCCTGTCTATGGCGAAGAAGAACGGCAAGAACCAAATAGCGGCGGCAATCTGTCTGTACGAGTTGTACGGCAGTGGAACGCCTAGCCCATTCGTAGTGAGTGCCAGCACGGCACGAGAGAACGCGAGCCAGTTACACCGCGAAATCGCGTACAGCATTCGTAACAATCCGAAACTTCTCAAACTTGCCAAGATCACGGACAGCACAAAAGAGATTCGCGTAGCAAGCAAGAACGGTCGGTACAAGTCGTTCAGTGCCGACGCCGGTAGTGCTGAGGGCGAGAACATATCCTGCCTCGTGATCGACGAACTTCACGCCCACAGTGACAACGGCAAACTCTACCGCAGTCTTGAGTACGCAACCATTTCCCGCCCCAACTCACTCGTACTAATCATCTCCACCAGTGGCCACGATCAATCAACGCTATGGTACGATCTTTTTCGGTTTGCTCAGTCCGTGCAAAAGGACGAAGTGATTGACACGTCGCTATTGGCACGGATCTATTCCGCCCCACTGGAATCCGACAACGAAGACCCGGCGACCTGGCACACGAGCAACCCGAGCCTAGGGGTATCGTTCAGCGAGGACGACTTCCGCAAAGATTATCAGAGGGCGAAGAACGAAGGCAACGCGAGTCTGACGAGTTGGAAGCGATACAGACTCAATCAATGGGTTGTGGGCGATGACTGCTACATTGACCCGACGCGATACGACCGATGCCTTTCGCCGATGACGGATGACGAGTTGAGGCCGTTCCCCCTCTATGTGGGCGTTGATTTATCACAAACGGTCGATCCGTGTTCCGTGGCTTGCGTATGGGCGTTGCCTGAGCGGAAGTTCTACGTGCGTGCGTATGCGTGGGTATGCGAAGAAGGTTGCAGGCAGAGGGAAGAGACCAACCTTCCGAAGTACCGGCAGTATGAGCAAGAAAAAGTGATGACGGTTACGCAAGGCACGGCCAACGATTACCGCCGGATAAAGTCCTACCTCCTTGACCTCAAGAACAAGTTCCGGGTTCAAGAGATTATCTTCGACCAGTACAACGCGCTTGAGATGGCTACGGAACTGGTGAGTGAGGGCATCACTGTATTCCGCCAGCCCCAGAACCACAAATACTATACCGGCCCGACGAAAGAGTTCGGCGTCGCCATCGACGAACAACGAATCAAGCACGACGGGAACAAACTGCTAAGGTGGGCGTTGTCGAACACCAGACTCGACTATGACGCATACGAAAATGTGAAGCCGAGCCGAGACCGTTCCACCGACAAAATTGATCCGGCGATAGCAACGATAATGGCGTATGGGCGAGCCTGTACGAGCAATGTCACGCTCAGACCGCGAACTAGCGTCTACGACAATATGGGAGTATTTGCGGTGTGATGACTACATATTGTTAATGTTTAACAGTGTTAGAAATCTAATGAGGCGTTGGCTGTCCTACGGCGACGGTCAGCGGGTCGGACTGGTGGGCGACAAGCCGGTTTCCGGCGTCCATATCGACGAAGAAACGAGCCTTGAAATACCGGCGGTTTGGTGCGCCGTTGGGACGATATCCAGCCTGATTGCGGGTCTCCCCCTCTGCCTGTATCGTCACCTTCCAGACGGCGGAAAACGGGAGGCGTTTGAACATCCTTTACACGCAATCCTCAAGGACGCGCCCAATCCGAATATGTCCAGCGTGTCAATTTTTGAGACGATGGCGTTGCAAGTCTTGCTCTGGGGGAACGCCTATTGCGAGATCGAACGCGATGAAGCCGGAAGGCCGGTTGCCCTCTGGCTTCTGGACGCGAGCCGGATGAAAGTCGCCCACGATTCCGAAGTCGGGACGATCTACGAATACACGACCGGCACGGGAAAGGTGTATCTCGCCCCCTATCAAATCTTCCATCTGGCCGGACCTGGATACGACGGCTTGACCGGCCTTTCCCCGATCCGGTTTTGCCGTGAATCACTTTCCCTGACCCGCGCCGCCGAACGCATGGGCGCGGCATTTTTCGGCAACGCCTGCAAGCCCGCCGGTATCCTGCAATCACCCATCGCCCTATCCGATCAGGCACGCGAAAACCTCAGAAAGAGCTTCGACGCGATCCATGCGGGTAGCGGCAACACGGGCCGGACTGCATTGCTTGAGGAAGGCGTCACCTTTACCCCACTCAGCATCACGCAAGAGGACGCGCAATTCCTTGAGACGCGGAAACACCAGATCACGGAAGTCAGCCGGATATTCAAAATCAGTCCGGTATTCCTTCACGACCTGGACCGCGCCACATGGGCGAATCTTGAAACGCTCAACCGCCAACTTCTTCAACTCACGCTGATGCCTTGGCTGTCCAAGATACAGGCTCAGGTGAGGTTGAAATTGTTGGCCGAATCGGAGCGGCAAACCTACTTC